AACATCAAAGTTATATGCTAGTTCTCTTAATTTTCTTCTTGCTCTTTGTAAAAATAAAGTTGCGTTACCAACTGCAAGAGCATCTACGTTTGCTGCACCATTGTTAGATTGTTTTTTAATTAATATGTTTGTAGGTGTAATTGCAATATCAGTTCCACCACCACTAACTGCAAACTCACCACCAGCTGTTCCAATAATTAAAGTTCTTGTAGCTGTCATAAATCTAATTGCGTTAACTTGGTTAGAAGCAATCGTATAAATAATAGAATCATCATCTGCTACTGTATCGTGATAACCATCATCCATGTTTTCATAATCACCAGACTTTGAAAAAAATAATGTTTGTGGTTGAGATAAGGTTGCTGCAAATACTAATCTTTGTTCAAAGAAAGTTACGCAAGAAGGATGACCTGTAGTAGAACTAAAAGAACCTAAAGCAAAATCTGTTGTAGCAGATCCATTTGATATATCTGATAATACTTCCATATTAACAACAGTTGAAGATGTGTATCCTGTAATTTTTACATGACCATCAAGCATATGAACTAATCTTCCAACATCTGTAGATAACCAACCTTGATTAGAGTTTACTCCAGTAGTAGATGATATTGTTAATGTTCCTGTTTGACCTTTGTTTGTATGCGATGCCGTCATAGTTGTTGTTTCAATATTATGATCCATAAATGGACCATTGGTAAAATCAACACTTGTTAGTGTCCAGGATGTGTGACCTGTTCTAGCTAATTTTTTTACTGGATGATTAGGATGGCAAAGATACATAACGTCAGCACTTTGTGCATACTTAATATCAAATAATTCTGATTCTAAATAAGGTGAAGATATTTCGTAAGCTGAACCACCAGATAATATTTGACCATTGTCTTTATAAAATCTTATGTATTGTTCTCCAAACTCTAACATATAAGTTTGTGTTGTACTAAACTCAAAAGGAATTAATCTTGTTTCTTTAGAACTATCTTTTACTTCTGCTACAAACTGTGAGCCAGATCTTCTTGCTGCACTTCCGTGAGGAAATACAATCATGTTTTCTAAAGTCTTACATCCTGTAGGATATTTTTGTAAATCGTTTCTACCATCTAATCTTGGTGATAACTCTCCACCTGTAAAGTTCGTTAATTGAACAGCAACTCTAGCCATGGGTTAGTACCTTGAGTTTATGAAAGATGAAGAACCAATAATATCTGATTGACCATTGTCTGGATTACTATTTTGACCTTCCGTAGCATCTACAAATCTAGCTTCTCTTAATTTATCTTGAAATAAATTATACATATTTTGTGCAGTAGGATTAGAAGAAGTTACGGCATAAGCAATGTCTGCTGCTAATGAAGCAGAAATTGTTTCTCTTAATAGTTCATCATATTGGTTGGCATCTGTTATTCTTGCAACGTATTGTATTTTAACTGTTCCGTGATTTGCTAAAATTTTTCTTCCTTCAATTTTATAGTCGTAATCATAATTTAAAATTGTAAGAACTCTCAAACAATCGGCAGGTAAAGTAAACTGATAACTAAAACCCCATGAAGGAGTATCTGTATCTTTTGCAAGTTCAACTCTTTTAATTAAACAATTCCAAGGATGAGATCTAAATAAACTATCTCTAACTTGTGAATATCTTGCGTTACAAAGTCTTGCGTTTTTTGAATCTTCTGTAAGTGATAATATTGTTGATGCACCCAGTTGGTTTAATGCTCCATTACAAATATCTACTACTGATGCCATATTACTTCCTTATAATATACTTACGTCTGATTTGTCTATCTTTTTCTAACGCAAATATCTCTTCTGTTGTTCTACCTTCTTTTGTGTCAAAACCATAATGATTTTTACCATCATTCTTAAATCTATCTACCAACACATATCTGTAGACATGATCTCCCTTTTTAAAGTGTAATACTGTTTTTAATTCTTTTATTTGTTTCATGCACTCTAGGGGGTTTCCACTCTCGCTTCCACCCCCTAAAATTCTATTTATTATGCTTCGTGAGCCTGTACTTCTACAACTTTAGCTTCTTCCATTCTAGTTGCACCGAATGCAGCAGAATAGTAAACTTGAGTTGCGTAGCCTTTGTCAGATCTTTCATCGATTCTAGCAGTAGAATCTTTACCAACAGCTAATGCAACACCATCTTGTACGAAAGCGATACATTTTCTTTTGCTTGAAGCGATTGCTAGTCTGTTAGAAACACAGAAATCAAAGCCAAGGAATGTATTAACATCTCCAGCAGCTAATGCTTTTACTGTGTTGAAGTCACTTGAAGTTACTTCAGTAGTTCCTAATAGATCAGAGATCTGTTTTGGAGATACTACGATGTATCTTTTTAGTGAAGGATCAACGTCAGCAAGATCGATGATTTCTTTTGCTTGTCTTAATTTAGCAACAGTTAAACCAGCAGTTCCAGATTCAACGATTTTTTGACCAGCAGGTAATGCAACAGCAGTACCACCAGCAACACCTGTGTCAGATGAACCAAGTGCAGCAGTAATGATAGCATCATCCATTGCTCTACCCATTGCATAAGCAGCAGCTTGTGCGTAGCTAGAAGTAGGATCTACCAACATTCTTACTTTATCTAAATCGTCTACAAGATCTGCGAACTCATAGTCAACAAGTGAAACTCTTCTTCTTGAGTGAGGAGTATCTGCTTGTGGAGTGTCAGAGTGTCTAGTTGATCTTACAGTTGCAGTTACAGAACCAATTTGGTCGAAGAAAGCATTCTTCCCTGTAACAGATTCAAGTCTCACTTTATCTCTTAAAAGTGATCCTTTTTGTTGTGATAACATTTGTATGTTTGAACTATATTGTTCTACAAATGCTTTTGTTATTTCAGTTGACATATTATGTCTCCTTGATTGTTAAGTTAATGTTAAAACAAAACAGAGACGTTATCAGAAAATCTGGCTTCTCTTGCATTTTAAGTCTGTTAGACTAGAGTCTATTCCTTCTTGTCAGTAAGGTTCTTACGAATTGTCTTACTTTTGTTAGGCGAATTTTCACTCGCCTTACAAACCCATTTATAATATTCTTCGCAGATTGGCAAGGGATTAGATTTTTGATTCTCTGATCCACTCTCTACAACAATACGAAGTATTTCTAATTTTAATTCTTCTTTATCCATTGAGCATAGTTCGTAAAGTAAATACTTGTTGAACTACTTTGTCATGATCTGGATGCGATCTATTCCAATATGGACCATCCCTATCATTAACAATCTTGCTAATTTCAGCTTCATAGTCTGTACCTCTATCAACACTTTCGCTCTCTGTACTTACTAGTTTATCTTCAGAAAGAATATTTGCAATACTTGCAAAACCTTTTATGATTGCAGGATGATCACCTAACCTTGTACCATCTTTTAGTTCCATGTTAAGTATCTCTTCATTCATGTTTGCTTTTGCAACTGCTCCTGCTTTTTTTATATTCTCATCATAAGATCTACCCCACTCTTTACGAAGTTCTTGTTCAGCATTTGCTTGAGCAGTTTCAGTATCTATTCTTGCTTGTTGCAAAGAACCTTCCATAGAATTTTTATAATATTCTAATACACCTTGAGCCTGTTTATTATTTAAACCTAGCTTATGAGCATTCTCTGCAAATTGTTTTACTGTGTTTTCATCTAATGGAACTGTTTCAGATTGTACTTCTAGTTTATATTTATCTGGTGATTCTGGTCTACCAAGTTTTCCATAAACTTCATTCCATTGATCATCTGTTGAGTTTTCATTCGGTACTGCAACTTTATCTTGTCCAATCATTCTAGTTGCGTTGATATAACTTTTTGCTAACGCATCTATCTCTGTAAATTTAGCAATGTTTGGATCACTTCTAAACTCTTCCGAGATTGTATCTTTCCAAGATTTAGCAACAGTTGGTTGTTCTGTTGTTGTAGAACTAACTGCTTGTTGAGGAGTGTCTGTAGTAGTTTGTGTCGTTTCTTCTACAGGCACATCATTTTGTGTTATCTGTTCACTTGACATTCTTATTCTCCTTTTGCAGCATTGTTTTTATAAATAGAAGTACGCTGCGTTGACCTTCCATATATGCACTTTCATGGCTATCACCTTTTACATTGGTAGTAGAATGATAGTGACATCTTTTTTCTAAATCAGACAAAACTTCTTTGCCTTCGTCTGTATTAAAAATATGTTGATAATTATCTCTTAATCTCTTTATGAGATTTTCCATTTGTTTTTCTGATTGCATATTATTCCACATCTGAATTAGCTACTGCTTGCGCTTCTTCTGGCAATGCTTTTGCTAATGGTGCTATGTCTCTCCCTGCTTGCGCTACTTGTTGTAGCTGTTGCATTTGTTGTTGTTGTTGTGCTTGTGCTGCTTGTTCTTGTCTTTCGGCATTTAATTCAGATTGTGGTTTTAAAATTTTTTGAGGTACACCAACAATGCTAGTTAAATGTCTAACTAATTTATCCATATTAATATGATCGAATACTGGAGCAACATTTGATAAGCTACCCATAATTTCAATCGCTCTCATAATAGATGACAGCTCTGTAGATTTTTGTGCTTTAGCTAATGGTGATACATATTCAATTTCAATATCTTGACCAGATAAAAATTCTGGTGGTTGAGCAAATAAGTTTCTTCTCATTAAAATTGCAAACGATCTGTCGATCAATGGTTTTAATAATTCAGATTGAAGTCTACCAAGAACTGGACCAAGTAATCTCATCTTCTCTTCGTTCCTTTGTATAACTTCTGTAGCCGTCATTTGTGGACCATCTTGCATCATTAATTGATTTACATAGAAAGCATTTCTAATTGAGTTTCTTCTTTGCTCTTCCATGTTTAAACCTAATGTATTATTTGCACCAATGTTTAATGGTTCAATTCTATCTCTAGTTCCTGCTCTGTAAAAATTTAAACCACCTGGTACTGTTCTTACAGGTAATAAGAAACCATCATCTGGAACAAGTAAAGGTGGATCAACTTGTTTTTGCGCAGACTTGATTATAGTTTTTGACATTTCATTTAACATCTTAACGTCTGGCAATGCTGTCATTGCAGGAGATCTTCCATAAATTTCGTGTGATGCTTTTAAGTATCTTGGTACTACAAAAGGAAACTCTTTAAATCCAGATACAGATAATTCATCTCCAGAATCTGCATCCATATAAATAGATTCAAAAGGCATATTTTCTTTATCTTGTTTTGTAGGATTAAAATCTGATCTAGGATAAACTGCGTGAAGTATTTCTACTTCTTCGTAAGGATCTTTTTTTGCAGTTACTGCAATGTGAGTTGATACTTTTCCAAACTTTTGTATTGCAGCTCTTGCAGATATTCTAAACTTTCTAAATACTGTATCTATTCTACCTTTATCATTTTCTGAAATATATATTTCGTTAATGTGTCTTGTAGAAAATTTTAAATTATCTTCATCATCTTCTTCAATAAACATTGCTGCAGTACCAAATGTAATTAGATCATGATACAATTCAAAAATTTCTTGTTGAAAGTTAGATTGATTAAACGCTGAATACATAACTTCAGTAGCAGATTCTAACCATGCTTTTGCTTCATCCTCTCCTTCCATTCCTTCGTTTTTAAATTTTAAAGAGAACCAAGGTGTTGATGGATTTGTTAACATACCATGTAATGATGCTGATAATAATTCTACTGATTGTAATGGTGATGAATCAAAAATAAGTTCAGTTCTTTTATCACCTTTAGATCTTGATTTAGTTACGTCTGCTTTTCTTGGTTGCATATAGTCTGCAACTTCTTGCCAATGACTTTCCCAATTTTGTCTTTGAGTTTTTAGTCTGTCAAATCTTGATAATAAAATTTTTGCTTTTTCTGATTGTGCCATATTACATTCCTAATAAACTTGGTTTACCTAAAGTTAATCCACCAGTTGCGCCAGTAACGCCTGTCATAATTGTTGGAGATCTTCCTTTTGCTTTAACTCTTCTTTTTTTTAATTCAATACTATCTTCTACTTGTGCTGCTTTAGCTTGTGAAACTTCTGCAGTAGTTGGTGTTGTTGTAAGTAAAGTTTTTCCACCAATATTTTTTTCAACTACATATGATCCACCACCATTATCATTATTAGATATAGTTCTACCCATTGCATCAACAGTTCCAGATCCTCTTCCTTGTATATAACCTTTGTAATCATCTATAGATGCGCCATAAAATCCACCACCAGGTTTTGCTTTTCCAATAACATTTCTTTCATAATAAGATTTATTTACTTCAAATGTTTTTTTACCAATACCTGTTATATCCATAACTTGTGCAATAGGTGAAAATTTTGCTAACCCTGTAGGTTTTGTGTATGAATAATTTTTAAATGCTTCTGCATCTTGTTTTTGTTTTTGAAGATCTAATGCTAATTGGTTTCTTCTTTTGGTCGCTTCAGAAACTTTTGTTGTTGTGTAAGTTGTAGTTCTATAAGTTTCTCTATTATTATTATTATTATTATTATTATTTACTGTATTTGTTTTAGTGCTTTTAGTTATGCCTGCATTATAAGATTTACTATTATAAGCATTAGAGGTTCTGTAACTTTCTCTTGTATTGGAACTTGAAGAATAATTTTTAGATGCTCCGTATCCAAATGGCATATTATTTTCCGAAAGTTAAAGATGATTTAGTTTCAGATTTAGTTTCAGATTTAGATTCTCTGTTTACTGCTACTGCGTTTTGCAAATCATTCATGTTATTAAATTTTTTTTCTTCAGTTTTTTTTAAAGTAGGTTTCATTTTCTTAATAGCTTTTTTTATTTTATCTAACATATTAATCTCCTAGTAATGTTTTTAGTTTTTCTTCTTTATCTTCCTGTATACCTAATGGTCCAGTAAGTATTGTAGACTTTCTACCTCTTCTTCTTCTTTCAATTGCAGCTTGTTCCTTGTCAATCCTTGCTTGCTCTTCTGGCGAAAGTTCTGGCTCTGGTGGCTCAACAGGAGCTGGTGGTGGTGGCAGAGCTGGCATTTTTGGTTTAAATATTGATCCCATAATTAAATAATCCTATAGTTATTATCTGCTACACTTTGTGGAGCATTTTGTCTAGTATTTAATTCTTGTAGACCAACTGCTAGGTAGCGCATCGCATCACAAGCATGAGAACTCCAATCGTGTACAGGTTTCGATCTGAACATTCTATTTTTGTCGATGTACTTCCTGTGGTAATGTCTTAACGCATCTATCAATTTTTTGCAATGGTCTGTGTCAAACCAACATCTGTTTAGTATCATTGTTACTGCGTGAATACCTTCTTCTACTGGTAGCTTCGGTACTACCTTAAATCTAATTCCTAACTGATATGCAATCTCTCTTCTGGTTTTGCCATTGCCAAACTCCTGCACGTCAATGTCATGTGGCGCATAGTGATCTTTGTAAACGTAAGGTTTTTCGTTTAGCATTTGTATGTAGTGAGGTAAACCATGACCTCTCTCTTCATGATAATCTATAATCTGTATTGATGTTCCTTTCTGTTGAAAAAATATAATGCTACTGTGGTCTGCGACACCGAGATCCCATGCAGTTGAGACAGGCAAAGTAGGATCGTAGGGAACTCTAGATAATTGTTTCTTGTCATCTAGTTTAGCTATCTCTTCTCCATATATTGCGCCTTCTATGTTTGCAATCCAATCACACTCAAATTCTTGCATATACTTCTTTTCACCCATAACTTCTTTTGCTTTATCTAACTCTTCCTGGTCGACTATCTTTGTTTCACTTGCTTTAGCTTTATAGTTAAACCAATCTTCTGCACCATTTGCGTGTTGGTATAAATCATAAAAGTTGTTGTTCATTCCTGCAGGTGTACCAATAAAGACACAATAACCTTTTCTGTCAGATAGAGCTGGTCTAATTATCTCTGCAAATAGTTTTCCTTCAATGTTTGCGTACTCATCAATGACGCAGCCATCCAGGTATATACCTCTTAACCCATCAGAGTTTTCTGCTCCTAGTAATGTTATTCTAGCACCATTAGGTAGATCTACTCTTAACTCTG